GTTAATCAGATTAAGGCACTGCGTAAGGGAGGAACAGCCATAGATGAGGTGTTTTTACTAGGATTAGGTGATTTAACAGAGAACTGCGACCAATCTTTCTATTCATCTATGCCATTTAACATAGAACTTACCCTATCACAGCAATATAAACTAGCAAGACAGCTAATTATGCAGACAGTTGATACATTTCTACCACTTGTGGACAAGATAACTATGTGTGGTATAGGTGGTAATCACGGAGAGATGACTAGATCTGGTAAAGGACAGGTATTATCTGATAGATTAGACAACTCTGATATGATGCACTTTGAAGTAGTCAAAGAGATAATGGCACAGAACCCTAGATATAAGAAAGTAAATGTTATTTTACCTACTGACTATCACCATTTACTTGAGATTAAAGGTAAAGCTGTAGCTATAACACACGGACATATGACTACAGGTGGTGCAGGTCCAGAAAGTAAGATAATGAAGTGGTGGCAAGGACAAATGTTTGGTTGGTTGCCTAGTGGTGCTGCTGAAATCTTAATTACAGCTCATTATCACCACCCAAGATTACTTAAACAAGGTAAAAGAACTTGGTTTCAGTGTCCAAGTATTGATGCAAGTAAAGATTTTACTGCAAGAACTGGTATGTGGAATGAACCTGGTGTATTAACATTTACGATAGATAAGAATGGTTGGAGTAACTACAAGATAGTATGAAGTTATTTAATGGCGATTGCTTAGAAGTAATGAAAGAATTACCAGATGATTCTATTGATATGACTTTGACAAGCCCACCTTATGATGATGTAAAAAATTATAAAAATACTTTGTTATGGAATTTTGATATTTTCAGATTAGTAGCTGATGAATTGTATAGGGTTACAAAAGATGGTGGTGTAGTTATATGGGTTGTGGGCGATAAAACTAAAAATGGAAGTGAAACAGGAACAAGTTTCAAACAAGCTATTTATTTTAATGATATAGGTTTCAATATTTATGACACTATGATTTATAAGAAATTAAATTTTGCACCTTTAAGCCACAGAAGATACGAACAAGAGTTTGAATATATGTTCTGTTTTAGTAAAGGTAAACCTAAAACATTTAACCCAATAATGATTCCTTGTAAGTGGGCAGGAACAGAAACTTGGGGAAAAACAAGTTTTTATAAAACAGATAATGATGAAACAACTGCAATCGAAAAAGTTAAAATTAAAGATGAAAAAATAAGAGGTAATATTTTTGAATACAGAACAGGAAAAATCAAAACAGGAAATATTAAACACCCAGCTATGTTCCCAGAAGATTTAGCAAAAGATATGATAAAAAGTTGGTCTAATGAAAATGATACAGTATTAGATTGTTTTATGGGAAGTGGAACAAGTGGTGTCGTATGTAAAGAAATAAATAGAGATTTTATTGGCATTGAGATAGTTAAAGATTATTTTAAAATTGCAAAGGACAGAATTGGTTAGATGTTGCCTGTAATATGAATACATTTATGAGGACCATCATCTAATGGTTCGTGGCAATCCTCACAATAATAACTCTGACCTGGTACTGGGTGGCTCATTCTTTCTCCTCACGATAAAGCACTGGGTTTAATTCAGCTTTAAAGTCGCTACCATATTGTTCTCTAGTATCTGCTTGACAATCTAATGATTTAGCTTTTTGAATAGCGTGTTCTTCATTATTTGCTACAACATAATGAATTATGGTATATACATTTTTATATGCAGGTTCATCATAAGTCATTGTTTCATATACTTTGTATCTATACTTTTGTTTCATTATTCAGCCAATGTTTTTAAGCAGGGATTACAACACATATAATCTTTGCTTGTAAATGGGAATGTATGACTATCTCCACACATAAAACAAATAAACTTTCTTATCTCTTTAGGTGTATATCTATTCTTAAATATAAAGTTCTTTAAATAAAATAATATATTAAGTATCATTCTTCTTCTTCTGATGGTGTAACAACTAACTCTACATTAGCCATTATCCCTAACAGTTGAACCTTCCCAGCTGTATTAGTAATAGAATGTTCTCTAAAGATTGGGTGTCCACCTTGTGTCTGACCATTAGGTAGTGCAATCTCTGGTGTCTTTCTACTTAATAGTTCCTTTAATAGAACTACTGGATCTGCTTCATTAACTGATAAGTCGCTCATTTGTTCTCCTTATTTTCTATTCTTTCCTTTGCACCTTCATAATATTCAGGTACTAATTCTATTCCTATAAATTGTCTATTATATTTTACACAACTCAAGCCTGTTGTTCCACTACCCATAAAGGGATCTAAAACAATTTCATTTTCTTTTGTAAAATTTCTTATAAACCAATCAGCTACTTCAGGATTCATAACTGCATTAAATTTACCTCTATTTTTTACATAACCATTTATGTCTAAATGATTTTTAATAAATATTTCATTTGATTTAATATATTTTTGATTTGTAATTCCTAATATATATTCATAAACATTTGATACATAATATTTTTGACTACTAGGAATATAGTTTGCAGGTTTATGCCAAATAAAATTTTGTTGTATTTTATTTGAATAATGACCTATTAATTTGTGTACATCTTTTTTGTTGTAGTAATTAGCTTGTACATTCCAAAATATATGATTTTTTGTTACTCTTAACAATTCATCAATTACTAAAACAGACCACTCGTAGTAATTTTTTTGATTATCTTGGAACTTATCAAAATTGTATTTATGATATTTGTTTCCTTTTGTTCTTTTAATATTGTATGGTGGACTTGTGAATACATAATCTATTGATTTATCCTCAAATTCTTTCATTACTTCTAAGCAATCACCATTGAACAAACTGTTCATATATATTTCCTTATTTCCTGTTTATTTTGTTTTACTAATTCTCTTATATCAGAAGCATCATCTTTATACTGTGTAATATACCAATTATACATTTCACTTACTATGCCTGTACCAGGAAACAGATCATCTAATGTATCTTCTGGTCTAACATTCAATACTTCAAACAACCATATACAAAATCTTTCTGGTTTTGCACCTGTTAAACCTTTCTTCATAGTGATACTTGCTGACACCCAATCTTGATAACCTAAAACTTTTTTATCTTCGGTTCTAAAGTTTGCTTTTCTTCCACCTCTAACTATTACTGGTTCATAACCATAACTTGGTCTTACATTTTTCCAAGCGTGAAATGGTTTAACCCATATCATTACTCTTACATCATCAGGACACAAGTTTAATATTTGTTTTAATGATGGAGCTGATAGAGATAAAGCCCAACCATCAGGATATTCAGATACTAACTTATCTATTAATTCTTTATGATTAACTTCCCCTTCGTAATCTTCGTGGTCTTTGTAATGTCTTTTAGATTGTCCAATATATGGTGGATCAGCATAAGCAAATTTCATATCTTCTTTCCATACTGTTCATATAAATAACCTACCTCTTTCAGTATTGGTTCGTTGTTTTCAAAGGCTGTTGTTTCTGGCATCTCTCTTACCTCCCAACCAAAGTCATAACCACTACCAACTAAATCATTTATATTCCAAGTAATAATTTTTGTTTTATATTCTGTTAAGTATATAAACTCTTTACCTGTTTCTATTGCTTTATCGTAATTAGATACAAACTTATCTCTTTGTATAAGCCAAGGATCGTAATACCTATCCCTTGATTTAATCTCTATAAGATATTTATTATTTTCACAATCATAGTAAGAGTATTGATCATCACATTTCTCTAGCTTATCCATATTAGGATAAGTCTTATTGAGTAGTGTTATAATTTCTTCTTCTGTCATAGAGTTATGCTTTCTAATATTTCTTTACATAGTTCACTAGGCACTTTACTTCTTTCGTAGTTTCCTTTTAATCCTTGTGTTCCTGTTTTTGATCCTCTTGGTGCAGCTTCGTGGCAAGGCATACCATTCTTACACATTGGTCTAGGTGTCCAAACATCTTCAATTAAGTTAGTCCATAAATCAGTAGGCTTCATTCTAATATCTCCATACTGACAATAGGTAACTGTTGTTCTTGGTAAGTCTTTTACTATTTCTAACTTTCTTAATTTTCCTCTAGGATTTTCAATAATCCAATAAGTAGGACCTAAGTAATCTATTATTTCTATCGTTTTCTTAATTACTTTTAAACCAAATAATGCTTCTGAACTTTTTGGCGTATGGTCTTTATTCCAATGCTTTCCAATACTTGCAACACTAAAGTATGTACAAGGTGGACTAGCCCAAACAACATCTATACCAGGTAAGTTTATGTAATCAAAATCAAATACATCAACAACATAGTCAATAGTGTTATTTGGATTTTGTTTAATATCTGTTGTTATAACTTCATATCCAAATTCTTTAGCTACATTACTGAAACTACAACTACCTGCGAACAGCTCCAAAATTTTCATATTTTATAACCTTTCTGCATTCGTAACAATATCCTTTCTGAATATCACTTGATTCGCCAAACAAATCAAACTCACCTATGTTACAACTAAGACAACGCATTTTTTAGCTTATCAATCATTGAACTAGCATTACCTTTAGTAGCTTCTCCACTATTTAGATACTGTTTAGCTTCTGCACCTAGTTCATCTAAACCTGCATCAATAGCTTGTTTAATTAAAGTTTCAATAAACTTTATTTGTCCTTCACTAATGGGATCTTGTTCCCACTTACCTGATGGAATATCAGCCATATCTTTTACCTCTACCTCTCCTAATTCCTCAATAATCTTATTGACTATTGGCTCATTACTTTCTCTGTCTTTAAATGTTTCTTCGTGTTTAGCTATGTAATCATCTACATAATCTAAGAATATTTTAATCGTTTCATCTTCCCAAAGTGCTATATCAGATTGCTTTGTTTTAATGATTGTTCTATTCATACAATCTTTATAACATTTTCTAGCGAAGTCTTTGTTATCGTTGCAACTTGTGAACACCATTTGCTTTAGTGTTGCTTCAGTTATCTTAGGTTTAGAAGGGGATGTCCCACTCTCTTGTGTTACCTGTTTTTTTTTAGGTGTTTCTTCTGTTCTACCTGCGTAGTGTTCTTCCTCTGTTTCGCCACCTGTCCAAAGTTCAAGACCTATACCAAAACGCATACAACATCTCTTGATACCATCACTTACAGCAAGTTTAAGTATCTCGCTTTCAGTTATGTTTCTTGCAACTTGGTGAACATCTACATCTCCAACTTCTTCTACTGCACCTAGACCTTCAATTTCTAACCTGCATATTGCACCTACAACAGCGTTATCTTTATCTCGTAAAACTTCTTTAACAAAAAAATTATATTTTCCACCTACAACATCAACTAATCTTTGTGTGTATAAGTGGTGTGGTATATACGATCCAAACTTGCCTTTGGGTGCAGGTTTAACCATATCTTTTGGGAAGTTTTTTGTTAATTTCTTATGTGTTTCTTTATCCATTTTTATTCCTTTTCTTATTTGCCTACATTATATATTTGCCTACATTATATACACACTATACGACAATTTCTACTAACATAGAAAGAGATAAACATTTCTTTATTAGATTGTTTATTCCTTTCTGAAGTAGGTAACCTCTAGCAATAGAGGTTATTTACTTAAATCAACAAACAAACCATCAAAGTTCTTTATTGCTTCTACACATTCGTTACCCAGGGCAATAAATATACTTGGTGCTTGTGATGATCCTTTTCCTTCTCCATTTAATAGAAATTTAACCCTTCCTTTTTTAAATAATATAGCATCAGCTTTGACAATATAATCGTGAAACCATTTAGTATCACTACGATTAAATAATAAAGCTACACCATTACCATTATCTATAAATTTTTCTAGCCATAACCCCATTTCGTTTCTAGTGTATGGTGGATTAAGCCACACTCTACCAAACCATTCTTTTTCTAATCCATTATCTTCTTCGCTATACCAATGTTTAGTAGGTATATATCCTGGTTTAGTTTTTGGACACGCTGGATCTAAATCAAACTCTAGTCCTAATGTTTCAAATATTTCTGGTGGTGTCCACCACTCAACACTGTCGCTATTACCTGTATGTTCTATAAATCCCTGTTTCATTTAACTATCTTATGGATCATCTGCCTAGATAATCCTGTCAAACTACCTAACTCTATCGCTGATAGTCCACCTACATATAAGTTCTTAATAGCTGTGTTTCGTATGTCTGTAAATTCTTTAAGCTGTGCTTCTGCTACTACTAATTCTTTCATACTTTCTTCTAAGACTATAAGATAAGTTTTCTTATCCTGTTCATCTGTTACTACTGCTATTTCTTTTCTAGCTTGATCTAATAATTCTTGTTCGTTCATTTAATTCTCCTTATAATTTATATTTTCGTGAATATGAAGTTCCATAATTTCAACTGCTTTGTTTAATATATCTAATTCATATTCAGTTGCGTTATCATTATCTGTATCATAATGCTCATCTATCCAATTAATTACATATTTAATGGAATCAATTGAAAACTCTAAACGATTATGTTTTTCTGTAATATATATATCCATTATTTATTCCTCTCTTTCTGCTTCTTCTATTGAATTTGCTCTTGCTTCATCATATATTAATTCTGATTTTCTTGCTTCTTTATACAAAAACTCTAGCTTTTCTATTAGCTGCTTCTTATGGTATTTGCTTTCGTTGTATCTCATAAGTTGTGTATCAGACCAAAACTTTATACCAATTTTCTTTGTTCTCTCTAGTTTTTCTAACTCATATTTTGTATCAGCAATTAATCTCTCTAATAAGTCATAGGTATCTACATATCCCATACCAAAATAACTACTACCTTTATTTAATTTGTTATGTGCTTCTTCCATAGCTTTAACTATTGGTTTATGTTCCATTATTGATCCAACTTTCCTATAAATTCATCACAATAAATACACCAAATATATTCATTAGTGAATTGATTGATCTCGTGTAGTTCATCACACATTATTTACCTACACTTTCATATTTT